GGCTTGCTGTGCAGCTTGACCTTGTGATTGTGCAGCTCTAACTTGAGATGCACCCAAAACAGCCTCAAGCCCACCAATACCTAACCTGTACTTTGTCTCTTCGGATAAACCCTTAGATGGCTGAGTTTGATCTTGTTTGGGTACGGTTACACCAGCCTCTTGTGCTGGCGTTGTTGTTGCACCATAACCTTGATCGCCATACAGAGCTTTTGTTTGATCAGAAGTTAATCCGCCACCAGCAGCCAAAGAGGGGCTTATTTGAGTTGGTGCTGGAGTGGGTGTAAAAGTGCCAGGTCCAAATCCAATGTCAACAGGTGCGGACTCAGGAGCAGAAGGCGCAGAAACAGTTCCACCGCCACCAATTTCACCACCACCACCTCCAGCAGAAATGGGTTGCTCGACAGGAGCTGGTTCAGTAGCTGGTGATGCGCCAGGTATTTGCAAACTTTCATCAAGTTCGTATGAAGGAATACCCGATTCGGTGATGCGACCAGAGCCACCACGAGCTTTCAGTAACGCTGCCTCTTCCTCATTGATGTAGGCCAGCTTGTGTCCTGGGGGGGCTTTTTTCTGTAAAAGTCTGGCTATCTGGCGTACATCTGTACCCAGTCTAGTTAAGTCTTTAAGTGCTGTTGCCATGTTATATCCCCAGTGCCGATGATAAATTGCTGTAATCTGCCGCCTCTTCTTCTCCAGGTTTAAGCCTCAAAGACGCAATATTCCATACAGGTGCTTGTTCTTTACCCGATTCTACATTTACTCCTCCGCCACCGCCACCCAATCCTACAGACTCTCCAGCAGCAGCTTGAGTGGCTTGTCCAAAAGGACTTCCAGCCAAGGCTTTGGGAACACTACCATACACAAACACATCTGGTGTGTAAGAAGGTAACGTGGTCTTTTCTGTAGAAGGTCCAGCTGGTGGTTGAGGAGGCTTAACATCTGGCGTTTGAATGACAGAAGGTTGGACAACTGGAGGTTGCTCTACAGTTGGTAAAACGGGTTTGGGAGATTGAACGTCTGGTGTCTGTACTGATGGTGTTTGCACTGTTGGTGGAGTTACCACAGGAGGAGTTACATCTGGAGGCGTTAAAGTTGTTGGTGTTACGTTTGGCGGAGTTACATTTGTAACAGGCGTTGACGAGGTAATTGTGTTGGTTGTTGGTAAATTAAGAGCCGTTGTTAACGTCTGACTGCTAGTTGTTGGGGACGTGCTAGTAGTTGGAAATGTTTGAGTAGCGGGTTGCGTTTCTGTGCTTGTAGACGTTTGTGTAGAAACTTTGCCTACAGTAATTGGCTGGGCCTCAATTGTTTGTTGAGTTTGTGTGCTTGTAATTGTATTTGTAGAAGGGTCTACAACAACAGTTTGACCAGGTTCAACCGTTTGATTTGCCGTACTGACAATTGATATTTCACCACTAGGGGTAATTACCAATGCTGTTTGTGTAGAAGGATCAGTTGTCATTACCAACTGACTTTGTGGCTGTGCTGGTGTTGCAACAGGACTTTGCAAAGTGGCTGTTGGAGTTTGACCGTTAGGCAAAATAATATTGTCGTTGGCCCCACCTGTTGGGTTTATAACCAAATCAGTAGACTTCATCGTCTCTGGATTGGCGGGTATAAATGCAGTTTGATCCCCAGTTCCACTGATGTTTTTAAACAAATTGGGATTGGTTTGTTGCAATTGCAACGCTTGTTCTGTACTGATATTTAGTGCGGTAGCAACATTTGCAACATCAGCAGTCACAGGAGTAACAGGATAAGGTGTTACTGTGCCTGTTTGCAAAGGCGTTAAAGGCGCATAAGAACCAGGCGTTTGTGATACTTGATTTTGTATAACCTGATATTTGGCAGCAATTTGTTGCGCCTCTGTTGGGTCACCAGCGGAAGAAGGAGTCAACAAAAGACCAATAGCCCCCAATGCTCTACCAAACACAGCTGGGTCTATAAATTTACTTGCGCTTTGAGTTAAAGTTTGCAATTCTTCAGCTGTTGTTTGTGGGTTTACGGCAGCAGCTTGAAGTCTATTTAAGATTTGATTTGTTAAATCAGTTACTGTTTGTGTGGCTTGAGGGCCTAATTCTGGTCCAGCAAAAGCGGTACTAGATGCACGATAAAGCTGACTGTTTAAGTCATTGATTTGACTTTCAGCATCAGCAGCTGAAATTGTTGTTGGCGGTGTTGTTGTACCTGTGGGTGAAACAGACCTAGCAGCGCCTCCAGCAGCACCTGTCAATGCAGCTAAAGTGTTACCGCCAGCCTGACTAGCACCACCAACTGCCCCACCCAATACATTTGCAGTGGTTGTTCCAGCACCAAGCGCACTAGCACCAGCAGCACTACCCGCAGCTCCAGCACCAGCTAAAGCATTTTGCAAAATAGTAGATGCGTTGCCACCCATAATAGCCGTCTGTGCAGCAGAGCCAGCAGCAGAACCAGCAATGTTAGCTAAAGTCGTTGTTGTTGCGTCAGGAGCTGTTCCAGCAACACTGGTTCCAGTTGCAGTAGATACATAACTACCCACCGCAGCAGCAGCGGCAGCTTTTGCAATATCGTCAACATTACCACCATTGGCAGCAACCACAGCAGCGTTAGACACGGCAGCAGTAGCTGGCGCACCAATGTTAGATGAAAGGTCTAAACCTTCTGGGCCAAGAGCAAGTGTGACCGCAACCACTTCAATGATAGGAATGGGATTGTTAACGGCTGTTTCAACAACATTACTTACGTCATTGACCACCGTGTTGACGGCATTGCCTACATCATTGACTACACTGTTGACTGCATTACTCATACGTTCACCACCGCCATCATTTGACCACTAGGCGTGGGCATTAATTGATATTGCACACCAATCATTTTCAATATTTTTTCCATTTGTGGATTAGACATGGAAAATCTGCCTTGTTTAAACTTGGCTGCTTTCATGGCTTTCACAAATTCTTTGATACTTTTGACTAATTCTCTGGGCGTGTCAGCGGTATCCATGGCAACGTCTGCAACACCATTGCCTTTGTTGTAATAGCTAAAAAGAGTGTTGCCAGCCCGCATAACTCTAAATTTAGGGTCGGTTTTGACCAATTTAGCCATGGCATTATGGACACGAGTTGGGTCTTGACGAGAACCTTGTAAGCTCTTTTCCAGTATTTGTATGGGTTCCATTCTTGCCATTACTGCACCTTTAAAGCCTGGGCTATCTGTTGGTGAATGTCTTGATGCACACCAATCCAATCATAGAAATCTTCTTCCACGTTCCAATCCGCATCTAACAATTGGAAAGGGTTGGCAAGGTTAAGTATCTTTGCCAAAGACTCGTGCATCTGATTGTGAATCAACAACCAATCATCTAAGTTGTCTGGGTTAGCCTCTTCTATAGGGTAGAAAGGCGTAGCTACACCCACTCTGTTTAGCGTTTGCCAGAACAGCCTGTGTTGCTGAAAGTTCTCGAACACGAGCCTTCCAAGACCTTCTTTGTCTCCAAACTCAACATAGGCTAAGTCGTTTTGGTTAATAGATTTACCCTACCTTTCTTACACCGCATAGTAAGGCACTTTTACAACCGTACCATTAAGATCAACTTCCATGAATCCTAAAGGCTGGAGAGGCAAACTAGCAGTACCATAAGTGGCAGTAGAGGCAGTAGTTGCATTAACATTTGCAGTAGTGACATTGATGGTTCCACCAGTGATGGTTACATTACTGCTTGATAAAGATGGAATAGTTACAGCATTGTTAACTGCAACTGTTATGGCATCTGTTGTTGCATTATTAGCAACAATGTGAATAGCATTTGCAGTAATAGTACCAATATAAAGATCGGCAGAACCAGCATAAAGGTAAGGAGCATTGGGTTTATAAAAAGAACCTGTTCCCGTGTATTGGCTAGATGTAACGCCAAAATCCGCATAAGCTGAACCCGTGTCATTTACAACCACAAAGTCACTGGATGCGTTTGTACCACTGCTTGTGTTTTGCAAAACAATTTGAACATAGTTGTTAGAACTGTTTGCATAAGACGCAAGGATTCCCACATCTGAATAACCAAGTGTTCCGTAAGAAAATGCACCAGCTGTTACGTTTGCATAAATGTTTGCAGTGGCAATATGGTTCTGTGCAGTAACATTGGTGAATGTTGCATTACCACTTTGTATGGTTACATTTGCAAGAGTAATGTTACCAATGTTGGCTGTAGAACTACCTAAAGCAATCGTGACATTGCCAACAATGACGTTAGAGTTTGCTAACCCACTGTTGGGTATGGTTGTAGACGCTGTTACATTAGCCGTACCGTTGGCATATACATAACCCGTGGCAGATGTGATCGCTACGTTGGCAAAAGACTCGGTTGTTCCACCCAACACCTTTTCCCAGACTGTGCCGTTAAAGATAGCCCAGTCCCCTACAGACCATGTAGATATTCCATCTAACGTGGTTGTTCCAGCAACGGAAACAACGTAATAATTGTTTTTAGTACCTACACCAGATGTAAGCGTAGGCGAGTTTGTATTGGCATTCCATGTGCCAGCATAAACCAACTGCCCCGATAATCCGATAAAAGATACTGTTTTTAACATGATCAGTCCCCGTCACCCGCTACGATGTATAGCGTGGCTGTGCCTGTAGATACATTTGCACTGAAATAAGCATTGGGTACAAACGTGATGATTTCATCTGTACCAGGCAAAAGTGCTAAACAATTGTTTTGAGTTGATGTAGGAATCACCGCACCAGCAGCTGCAAGCGCAGATGTTTGCCCATAACCCAAAAATGCAGTAACAGTACCACTGTTAATGATTCTGTATTGGTTTCCCCCAAGCGTACTAGACGTGATCTGTACGGGTGCGGGCGCAGTAGTAGACGCTGTAATGACTACAGTGTTACCAGATGGGGCAAATGGTGCGGATACACTCATTGTTGTGGTTCCTGTGGTGCGGGAGGCGTGGCTTGCTTTTGCAATTCCGCAATCAAGTTAGCTACTTCAGCATAAGGCTTGGTAGCCAAATATTGAACAATAGCATTAGCCAATTGAGTTGTGATTGTGATGTTTTCCATTAGTTGCTCCAAGGCAATGCTGGTGTGACAACGGTTGGGTTGATTTGGCTTGCAATCATGTTATCCAATGCGGTTTGTGTTCCGCTTTCAGAAACACCACCTCCCCAAATCCAACCTAACACTTGTTGTTGTGTCAATTGTGCGTAAGGGGTAAATGGTGAACCCGCAACGTAAGTTACTCCACAAGTAGAGTAAATCGTGGCATTGTGTGTTCCATCAGTAGCGTTGCATCTCCAATGAATTGTGAAAGCCACATCTGTTTGGCCTTCAGCTTGGGGGTAGCAATCAATTGCTTCTACGATCCAGTTGTATGTATTTGACATATTAAGCTCCTTTAAGTGTGGCTACTTCAGCCTTGAGGGATTGAATTTCTTTGATCATCATTGGGACAAGTTTGGAATAATCCACACCCATCATTTCATCAGGGTTTGCGGGCACATGGACTGCATAAGGCGCTACTTCTAATAGCTCTTGAGCAATAACACCATAAGTGTTGTGTGATCCATCAGATTTCCAATCAAATGATCTAATCTTAATTTGGTCAATGTTTCCTACTGGGGCATCAACGATATTTGTTTTTAAACGTTGGTCAGATGTGATGTTGTAAAGAACACCTGTTGTTCCGTTTTGAGCAATAGAACCAATACCAGAACCGTTATATCCAAAAAGAACAAACCCAGCTCCACTTCCAGAACCAGTTGTGTGCCCAAGATTTAAGACGGCACCATTTGCATCGCTATATATAGCAACTCCATTAGCATAAGCTGAATAAGATGTCATTCCAACTAATAATTTACCGTTGTAATCTAAGCGCATTTGTTCTGTTGGTGAAGTATTTCCATTGTTACTTGTGCTAAAAGTTATTCCACTTCCAGAATTAGAAATATTTATTCCACTTATTGCTGAACGATATTTGTTACCACTTCCAGAAATATCAGCATAAAAATACAAATTTCCACCGTTAGAACTACCATTCCCATCAAGAATTAAATTTGCTGTTGCTGATGAACCGCTAACATGAAGTTGGGCACTAGGACTACTTGTACCTATACCTAGATAGCCTGCGCTTGTGAGGCGCATTTTTTCTGAGCCACCAGTATAAAATGTTAAAGGTATTGCTGATGTGCCAGTTGTAATAATTGCACCAATAGAATTATCTGCATAAAACTGTATCGTAGATGTGTTTGAACCCGAACCAATTAAATCAAGAACATAATTGCTTGTTGATGCAACTCTTGTTCTGTCACGAACATCTAACGCATAACCGCTAGTTGGACTACTTGTTCCTACGCCTAATTGTGTACCATTCCAAGTTAACGCTGACCCAGTAGCCAAAGCACTTGTACTAGACGCATACACTACTCCATTTGCTGTAAATGGAGTTGATCCTGACAATCCTGTACCACCTTCTGCCGTTGTAATAGGAGTTGCAAGACTGCTCAATGTGGCATTTGTAAGTGTTACGTTTCCAATGGTGCTTGCAGATGAACCTAGCGCAACAGCCGTGTTACCGATGGTGACAGAGCTGTTAGACAAGTAATTGTTGGGAAACGTGCTTGCAACAGATGTGATGGTGACGTTGCCTAGCGTTGAATTGCTGACAGTTGCGTTTGCAAGAGTGACGTTTCCAATACTAGATACGGTATTACCCAACTGAATAGCCACGTTACCGATGGTAATGGGCGTAGCAAAATTGTTGTCTAGTTGTGATAAAGGTATTGCAGCGGTTGCGTTTGCAAATGTGTACGTTACTGGCATTTTAGAACCTCACTCTTAATTCATGTTCAAACTCGTATGTGTTAACGATGAACGCAGCAGAATTACTGGTCATGGTTAACCCTAAATACTTACCGTACTGCTCAGCATCTGACTTGTACAGATAATATCCCGTTTGCGTAGTCCAAATTATCGTTGCACCTGAACTATTTGTCCAACCTATAAACGAACCCAGATTGTTTGTCCAGCTGATTTCGTTAGACAATGTGTAAGACGGACTAGACCCATTTTCTGAGTCCACTGTGACATTGAAAATACCACCTGTTGACACCGTTGCCTCAACCGCAAATTTCAATGCTTGCTTGGTGCGGATAGGGTCCCCCATGTCTTGCAAAGCAGTCTGGATATAACTGCTAATAGCACTTGTACTGTCTTTGTACAGTTGTTTTAATACTTTATTATTATCTGTACCGTACAAATTGACAATGCCACCATAAGGCACAGAAGTCACATATTGAATTGTGCCTTGGCTGGTGATAAACCATTTCTTCTCAAAGAACACAGCTTGTATGTACCTTGATCCACCAGGGCCAATGGGAAAAGAACTGTTCACATAGAAGTTGAACACCGCACACAAGATGTTGTTGAGCAGTGCTTGACCAGCCGTCACAGGCTTGCTGAAGTCTATGTAAGGGAAAATACCATCTAACGGGTCTGAAATCTTGGTTGTTGTAGAACCGACAAGGGCATAAATACCATAGTCGTTCATGAACAAAACAGACCTGAAATACGGAAAAACCGCATAAATCCGCTTAGTACCAATAGATGCTGACACGTTGGTGTTGGTGAACACCGTGGCCCCCGTAGCGGTCACCTGAAGGTCAGAAAACACGTTGATACTGTCATCACCAAACACATACAAGAAGTTATTGGCTGACAACAAGCCTTGAATGTTGCCGTGTAGCGTACTGTCCGTGATGTTGAAAGCCACAGCAGATACAGACGTGAAATCTGTGGGACTTGTAGAGGCAGATGCGTACACTGTTCTTCCAGCTGCCACCCAAACACGACCACTAAATGTGGCTACATCCACAATTTTGTTGGTGTTTATGGTTGCGCTGATGTTTGCGCCTGATCCAGTGCCACCAGAAATGCTCACGGCTGGCGGTGAAGTGTATCCAGAACCAGGATTGTTCATCACCACTTCTGTGACCACGTTACCGCTGATAATGGCAGTTGCATTTGCATTTGCACCGCCTCCACCAGTAATCGTGACCGCCAAATTACCATATTGACCGTATCCTGTGCCCCCATTATTGACTTGGATGGACACTGTACCCGTGGCAAAAGTCACAAGTTGAGCGATGGCATTGGCATTTGTGCCTCCACCACCAGAGATGGTCACCGTAGGCTGAGTTGTGTACCCGCTACCCGCATTTGTGAGGGTAATAGAGTTAACAATACCTGTGGATAAAGTTGCATTGGCAGTTGCACTAGAACCACCACCCCCAGAAATGGTCACAGACGGGGGGTTGAGATAACCTGATCCTGGTTGAACCACAGAAATGGCAACCACATTGCCACCAGAAATGGTAGCTGAACCCACTGCCGTATTGCCACCCACAACGTCAGGTGTGCTGATAATTACTTTAGGAACAGACGTATAGCCTGACCCCGTATTAGTCATCTGAATGCTTAAAACACCGCCAGAACCAGACGTGATACTGGCTACAGCTGTTGCTTGCACCCCGTTTGCATTGTTGGGCGTAGAAATGGTAACGCTAGGAGCAGATGTGTAGTTGATACCAGGATTGGTGATGGCAATCAAACCAACAGAACCCACAGGAATCAAACTTGTGCCATTCCAATCAAATAAACCCTTGTCTGGGTCACCGATGAAAAGGTCAGTGTTCTGGTATTGGGCAGCAGAAACATTGGCGTTAGAGAGCGTTCCAGAGCTTGCAATGGTGACCATCGCATTGCCTTGCAAGTCATAACCTTGTGCGCTGCCGTCTGACTCAAAAGCAACGACATAATCATCGTTGATGTTGGCAGAATAAAGGGCTGTGACGTTACTGGTGAACACCACGCTATTGCCAGCGTTGCTGACGTTAGAACTGGTGGGAATGATACGCATATTGCCAGCCCCAATAGGCATGGCATTTTCTATCCAGTAAAACTCATCTTTATCAATAGCAGTTCTGTTGGCTTTGGTGTCAAGCCCTTTGAATTGCTTAATGACCGCATAAGATTTCTTTTGTTCTGCGGAGGCCATGTTTAACCTCCAGAACTATAAGGATCAGGAATTCTTCTCGTGAACACGCTGTTAAGCACGTTCAAAATGTGTTTATCGTATTGTTGCTTGAAGATTTCAGACTCACCGTAAGATTGTTCGTAAAACTTGGCCTTGTAAGCTGCGTAGTATTGCACAGCCGTTGAATACGGATCAATGATGGTGTCAGTCACATTTGGATTGGTCAACACCAACGGACTAGGCAAAATGTTGGTGTCTACTTCAATGTAGTATTGCTGATCTGGTATGGGTGCGATGTAAATTTGTTGTTGTCCGTACACTGAAAAGCATATGGGTCTACCCACATAATTTTGCCAGTACCGCAACTGCGCTGTGAAATTAGACCAGGGCAAATAGCGAAGAGGTATCCGAGAATTGCCCCAGTAAAGGTTAATGTTGACAATATCGTATACATTTAACTGTTGAGG